GTCCCATCGGGGTTCACACCGGTCAGTCCGAGGCGATTTCGGTTCTCTTGGGGCGACGGTGAGCTTCTGTGGTGGGACCAATTCGGCACTCCGGTCGATGGCGTGAACCTGATGACGCGCTATCCGGACAAGTTTATCCAGTACCAACCACGTGTAACGGGCGATGTTACTGCCCGTGAGGGGCTGGTTCGGGTGCTTATGTGGGCTGCGCTCTTCCGAAATTGGGCGCAATCGGACTGGATGAAGCTAGCTGAGCTTGCATACAAGCCTTGGCGGATTGGAAAGTACAAGTCCACGGCGTCTACGAAGGACATCGAGGACATGCTCAGCGCACTTGAGCAGTTGACGACCAATGGTGTGGCGACGTTCTCTGATCGCGCAGACATCGAGATCATCTGGCCAGAGCGTGGTCGAGGCGGCAAGCCTGAGCATCACGATTTGTGTGAGTGGCTCGGGATGGAGATGAGCAAGTGCGTGCTTGGCCAGACGATGACGGTCGAGCAGGGCGAGCGTGGTGCTCGGAGCTTGGGCGAGGTTCATGACCGGGTGCGTAAGGACATCCGGGAGGGTGACGCGGTGTCGATGGCGAGTACGATCCGCCGTGACATCATCGAGCCGCTGGTGAGATTGAACTTCGGTGCGGAGCAGCCGGTCCCTGAGTTCAACTTCATCACTGAGGACTCGGTTGACATGGGCGCGTTATCTCGCGCTGTTGAAGGTTTCGTAAGAGCTGGTCTAGATATCCCGCAGTGGTGGGTTCGTAACAAGGCTGGCATTGCAGATCCTGAAGAGGGCGACGAGCTTTTGAGGGGTCAGGAGTTTATTGAAGATGACGGAGAGTCAGACACCATTACAGATGACGTTGATGCTGGAGAAGGAGCCGTCGATGATGAATGAGCTTTCGGCATCGGCCCTTCAGATGAAGTCGATTCGTCTTGAGGAGCGTCAGGCGGATTTCGTGGCCTCAACCGAGGCTATGGATGCTGATGGTGACATCGTCGAGCAGAGCTGGGACTTGGAGCGCTACCTGAAGAACCCGGTGGTGTTGTTTGGTCACAGTTCCAAGGATTTGCCGATCGGTCACGCGACGAACGTGAGCGTGAAGGACGGTCAGCTCCAGGCGACGATTGTTTTCGCGTCTGCGAAGGCTAACCCGATGGCAGAGCAGGTATGGCAGAGCGTCCAAGAGCGCACACTGCGAGCGGTCAGCGTTGGGTTCAAGCCGCGCGAGGTCCGGCAGGAGATGCGCAACGACAAGGACGTGTATGTTTTGAGCGACAATGAGCTTTATGAGATCAGTGTCGTTCCTATTCCGAGTAATCCCGAAGCGCTGACTCGCATGAAGGCGCTTGCCACTAGGGTCAGGGATGAGAAGGAAGAGAAAGATCTTACTGCGGACAAGGCAGATGATGCCGACGACCGTAAGTTTGACCTAACCCCGCCACGGGATAGGGAACAAACCGCCGATGGCGGGAAGGAGAGAAAAGCAATGGAGCTTGAAAAAGCAGTTGTTGAGCTGGAGAGTATGAAGGCTCAACTCGTATCAGAAAAAGAGAAGGTCGAAACGCTCAATAAGCGTTGTATGGATCTCGAAGAGGAGCGCAACGAGTACCGCAAGCAAGCGGACACTCTTCGTGTCGAATCTGTTGAGAAGACCTTGAATGACCTAATTGGCGTGAAGATCGCCCCCACTGAGAAGGACACGCTTATTAAGCTTGCGACTCAGTCACCGGAGTTGTTCGAGGAGCACTTGAAAGCCATCGAATCGCGACCCGACATGAACATTCTCAAGAGCGTTGTTGAAGACGTGATTGGCGAAGACCCCACCCCGAAATCTCTGTCTGCTGGTGATACCAGCGGTGTGGAGTTTGAAGCCCTCGTTAAGCAACTTGGTGCCTAGAAAGGTTAATAAATAATGAGTACCGCAACTCGTAAACTCAATTACGCAACGATCGGCAACTACGATATTACTGCCGGCCAAACGGTGACCGTTGGTTTTGCCGTAACATTGGACAGTGACACCACTGTTCGCAACGCTGCCGGCGGCATCGACAACGATCTCATCATTGGCGTGGCGCACACTGGTGGAACCAGTACGGTGGCGGGCGACGCTAACGTGGACGTGTTCCTTTTCGCCCCTGTCGTGCCTGTCGTTGTTGTTGGAACAGCCACTCGCGGAACAAAAGCCATCTGGAACGCGGCGGGCACTGGATTCACGGATGCCGCCGCATCTGTGCCGGCTGGCGCGAACGATGAACAAGCCTACGGCATCTTCCTCCAGTCTGGGGTTACTAACGATATCGTTGGCATGCAATTGGCTGTAACTTACCGCCAAATCGCGTGATTCTTGAGAGGATTCAAAAAATGTCTAAGCAAATTCAATTGACCGACCAGGACATGGCAGAGGTCGCTCGTTTGAGTGCCCTCGGATCCGTGTCGCATGGTGACATCGTTAAAAGCAACACGCGCGTAATGCGTCGCCGTGGCATGACGCCCCGGTTTGAGAAGTACCAAGACTACGTCTCTCGTGTTGACGAGGCCCGACGCTCCAGTGACCCTCGGGTACTTCGAGCGTGGGATAGCGCAAACCTGGCACTCAAGGACATCGCTCCTGGAGCTGTCCATGTGAACGCCACCATGAGCAACCTGAGCATTCAGTATGCGAATGAGATGTACATTGGCGAAGAGCTGATGCCTCTCCTTCCGGTTGGCAAAGAGTCTGACGTGTACTTCAGCTACGGTCAAAGCGACCGCTTGCAGTACCCGGATGACGAGATGGGCAGCCGTGGACAGGCGAACGAGATTCAGGAAACTCGCTCGACCAGCACTTACGTGTGTCGTCCTTATGGTTATTCCAACTTCGTGTCGCGCATGACGCTCACGAACGAGGATGCGCCCTTGAACGAGATGGTGGACTTGGTCGAAGCCATTGCTGAAGGCTTGTCGTTCCGTCGTGAGCAGCGCATTGCCGGTGTTCTGACGACGGCTGCCAACTTCGGGGCCAACACGGCAGCGATCGGTGCTGCCAACCGTTGGGACACTGTCACTGGTGGTGACCCCATCGCTGACATTCAGACTGCAACCGCTGCCATCTGGCAGGGTCGTGGACCGAGTGACCTCATCGGGTTCTGTTCGCTTGACGTGTATCAGGTTCTGAGTCGCCATCCGGCGATTCTTGACTTGTTCAAGTACAACGGCAGCTCGCCTGGTTTGGCCACGCCCGACATGATCGCTCGATTCTTTGATATCGACCGACTCCTTGTCGGTAAGGCTCGCGAGGATCTTACCAATGAGGGCACGGCTCCCGTCTTCACCCGTATCTGGGGTGACGTGTTCGGAGTTGTCCGAGTTGCGCGTCGTGCAAGCGTCCGCAATGCTGTGTTTGGTTACACGTTCCGTCATGGCGCAATCCAGACGGTGGTGGATTATGATCCTCTCAAGGGCCATGGTGGTGGTTACACCGCTCAGGTCAGTGTGAGCGAGGTTCACCAAGTCGTGGCATCGCCCACGGGTTACTTGATCACCACTCCGGTTGGCCCGTAATCATGAGCAACCGACGTTCCAGGCGTAGTGCGAGTAGCAAGCCCAGAGTCACCCCCCCTGCCTCTGAGCCTGTCGCTTTCGCTACGTCTGGGCGTTTTGTCCGGTGGAGAAATGAAACCGGACGGTTAGTACAGGCGAAGTTCGGTGATATTATCGTCACCGACTGGACCCCCGGCCTGACCAGGAGCATGCCTGAAAGCCTGAGTGAGGACGCCATAAAAGCCGGACTTACGAATGTTGGGTACGTTCAATAATGTATATTACTCTGAGTGACATCGAAGACCGCATCACTCAGACGGTTGTACGTCAGATATTGGACGACAATGTTGACGGAACGCCAGACGAGAACCCGCTACTGCGAGTCATTGCTGATTCGGAGAGTTATGTTGAGGGGTTCCTTCGCGGCAATTACGACATTGCGGCAATTCGACTTCTGGGGACATCTGCTCCAAATGAAGTTAAGAGGCTTTGCTTGGACATTGCTGTTTCGTACTTGTACGACCGGCACCCGGAGTACATCCGAGCAGACGGCAGGAAGCTAATGGAGACTGCCCGAAGGGACTTGCTGGAGCTACGCAAAGGCGTGACCCGGCTCGATGTAGTGGGCTCCCCGGAGCCGGCGGCCAACCAGGGTGGCGTCGTGCGAAGCGGTGATCCAATCAACCCCGATCCTGCACCTAAGTTTTTCAACGACCCTGACAGTTTTGGAATTTACTAATGCCTAAAGGTAATGCAGCAGCAAGAACGGTTCTCCACGGGGCGTATGACGCCACAGCGGTAGTCGCTAATGACGGGGCCGACCTTGGCGATGGGCCTACCAGGGCGCTGTACATCGGAGGGGCTGGTGATGTAGCTGTTGTAATGTTGGGGCAGGCTGTAGCGGCTACGCCAATTACATTTTCCGCTGTAGCGGCTGGGACCATTCTTGATGTTCAGGTATCTCGCGTGATGGCGACAAACACGACTGCAACATTGATCCTCGCATTGTACTAAGCGCATGAGGGGAATTGGCATCGTACTAGGCTTGGGACGACAGTCCGCAGGGGCGGCCCCGCCACCGCCGGTTTTTGTTCAGACTCGTTCCGGCGTAGTGGACGGTGTTGACGAGTATGTTGACCTGGGTGCGCCCGCTTCTTTTTCCGGCAATAATGTCCACTTGACGGCTGCGGTCTGGTTCAAGACCGAACAAGGCGCGATGGCGGATATCTTCGGCAAGTGGTACGGGCTACCGGAGCGGGATTGGGTCATCTGGACAGATGCTGGGCAAATATTAGCCTATCTCCACACGTCAACATTTCCCGTCTTTGCGTCCACCGTTTCGACCTACAATGACAACGCTTGGCATCTAGCTGTCATGACGTGGGACGGCGCCACGCTGACGATTGACATCGACGGTGGAGCGGAGCGGCGCCAGACAGCGGTGAATAACCGAAGAGGTCTGGTCGGTAGCAAAGCGATGATTGGCGCAAGGGACGACGGCGCAGGCGGGGCGCTGAGCTACTTCAACGGCAATGCAGACGAAGCGTTGTTCTTTTCAGGCTTTGCAATTACTGCGGCGCAGTGCATCGAGCTTTACTCGCTGGGTGGGCCGGGCACGGCAGGCGACCTCTCAACATTCTCGGCATTCGGATCGCTCACGAGCTGGTACAGAATGGGCGATTCTCCGGGTGACTCGATGGACAGCGCCGATCCTGCCGCGCGCATATTCGACGCTAAAGGCTCGAACGACGGGACACCGGTTAATACTGAGCCCGCAGACATCGTCCTTGACGTTCCCCCCACATTCAACAGGCTGTCCCTCCTCACCGATGGGGTGGACGAATATGCGGAGCTTGCCGGTGGGTCCGTAACCGGCTGCGACCCAGACTGGAACGAGCCCTGGTCGGTGTCTGCGTGGCTCAAGACAACAGACCATGACATACCGGCTGCTGGTGCTGGCTATATTGCCTCCAAAATATTCGGTGCCCCGTCGTATACCGGGTGGGCAGTCGGCGTGTACGCGGGCAACGCGTTCTGCTTCTTCTCTCATGGGGTAAACTTTGGGCTCTACGCTCAGTCGTATGTTGACCAGTTTATTGTAACTGGAGCTTGGAAACATGTCGTCTGGACATACGACGGCTCCGGTACGCTGGCGGGCGGCATGCGTATGTATGTGAATGGCACCAACGTATACCCTTCGGGTCAGGTTACCCAGTCTTACATTGACACTTTCAATGGCTTTGGAACCAAGACTGGTGCTGGCGCTCCGCTGAGGATTGGTGGAGCTAGTTACGGTGGATACTTCAACGGATCATTCGACGAAGTGAGCATCTGGAGTAAGGAGCTTAGCTCTGGTGAAGTTGGCGCGATGTGGAATGACGGGACTCCGACAAACCTCACAGGGGGCTCAGACCTGGATGCTTGGTATCGCTGCGGCGAAGCACCCGGAGACTCTGCCACTGGTACGATATTCGACCTGAGTGGCAACTCAAACGACCTCGCTGCCACTAACATGGAGGCGGCTGACATTCAGTCGGTGACGCCGCGCCCGTTCTGGAATCTTCTATCTATCGGATTCGATGGCGTTGACGAGAGGTTGAACGTCATACCGGCGAGCAATGCTCCGGTATACGATAACACTGATACGTTCAGCGTTAGCCTGTGGATGAAGTCATCTGCCGCGAGCTTCGGCTGCCTTATCGGAAAGCAGATTGGATCGGGGAACTATCGAGGCTGGGGCATCTTCCAGAACCCAACTGTCGCTGGTGAGTTCTACGTCGCGATG